TTCCCCTTCAGGGGTATATTTGTTTCTTGGTTGTTGGTTATTGGTTGTTGGTTATTGGTTGGTTGAGCGTCCGTTGAACGTCCGTTGTTCCGACGTTGAGCGGAAGCCCTACCAGCGTTAGATGCTTTCAGTGATTTATCGCGGAAATGCGCTATTTCTGCATCGCACCTTGTATGCCCCCATCCACCCTGATTGTCGGCAATGAAGAAGTCTTGCAGCACCTGTTCGACTTCTGCGATGTGGTCGCGCATACCAATCTGTCGGGCAACTTCTGCTGCCGTTCCAACAAGCGCACCATCTTTCAGGTAATAGACATCAAGCAAACGACGATAAGCCAAATCCTCTAACAAGGACAGGTGGCGCGTATGGCTGGCGTAATCGCCAATGTTGAATTGGAAATAGTGCATGGCTATGTGCCTTGCAAAATGGTTTTGTGGCGTATATAATTTGTCATTGCGGTGCTACTTCCCCTTAAATTTAGCATTGCGGCCAGCGAAATTTTGATGCTCCTTAATTTCGCTGGCCCCCCTCTTATCTCAACATCAGCCATTCATAAAGCTACTTTGTTTGCCGAAATTCGATTGTCGGAAATAGGGCTTTGAATATCGCCTTGCGTAATGTGAAGTCAGTCGTGACCATACCCTTCACATCTTCGACGCAATCCCGACCATTTTCCGTGTAGGCAAAGTCAGGCTTATATCCGACGCGACGCCCGTTATCGTGCTTCACCTGATTGCCGTTAATGATAAACCAAAACTGCGGCTGAATAACCAAATCGCCAATCTCACCCGCAGCCCATAATGTATGCAGTTCATCACAACGCGCAGCTTCGCGCTTGCTGTCATGCTTGTGGCATTGGGCGCAATACGCTTTCTTGGCGTTGAATTTTGACCGACGATTAAACATTGCCTTTGGTCTTGGCTGCAATCAATCCATCCAGCGCCTGTTCGACAGCAAGATATGCTTCCAACATTGGCGTTGAGCGTTTGCGCTTCCAGTTGCTTAATGTGACCCGACTTAGGCCAGCGGCTTTGGCAAGCTTTCCAGCAGTGATATTGTGTTCAGCAGCGCGTCCGTAAATACGCATAACGGCTTGATGGCTTAATGTCATTTGTTGTTACCTCTTGTTATGTTCAGATATGTTCATGTGCGTCCAAAGCCGTCCATAAAAAAATGCTTTACATATGTAAATAGGTCTTTTAGAAAAAACACAAGGAGCAAACAATTATGGACATTGAAACCTGCAAAATTTGCAGCTTTGAATTGACATCAACCTTCTGTTGCCCAGCTTGCGATGCGGCTGACGCAATTGTTGAGGCTGGCGGTTGTCACCCAAATTTCAAAGAAGCGTTGGCTGAAAAAATTGCCAATCTCCTTAACGCTGAAGATTGGCACACAACCATCGACCTTCACAAAATGTATTCACGGTTTTTTTAAGGAGCAAATGAAAATGACTGATAAATTAGGTATCCACCAAGAGGCCGTCGGCAAGGCCATCAGATTACTTGATGCGGCTGGCGCAGTTTATGCCATCCAGTTCAACGACGAAATTTTGGGAACTTTGGAAGTTAAGCCGCCGCGCAAAAAAGCAAGCAGTTCTCAATACGCTTACGGTGAAACACGTTCACATTATCTGCCATACATCGAAAACCTAGAAGTTGGCGGCAGTGCTTCGGTTCCGTTCAGCTATTTTGACCGCAAAATTTTATCATCCAACATAAGCGCATATTGCGTTCACAAATGGGGCGCTGGGTCTGCAATGGTAAAGAGAAATAACACCACAGACAGCCTTGAAGTTTTACGTTTTGCATAAGGGGCAAAAAATGAGTGAAGACAAAATTTGTGCTGCATATGTTGCCGCATTTGCCGAATTGGAAGCTGCGACCAAGACAGCCAGCAACCCGCATTTCAAATCCAAATACGCTGACCTTCCGACGGTGATTGACGCTATCAAGCCACACCTTGCGAAGCATGGCCTTGCATTTATGCAGATGCCAAAGCCAAGCGAAGGCGGCATATCAATTGAAACCATCCTGATACACAGCAGCGGCGATAAGTTGTCGATGGGTGTATTGTTTGTGCCAGCCAATAAGCATGACGCACATGGTTACGGGTCGGCCCTAACTTATGCGCGGCGATATGCACTGCAAACTTGCTTTGGTCTGCCAACAGAAGACGATGACGGCAACGCAGCAGTTAAGGCCCAGCAGCCAGCGCCAGCAAAGCCCATCACGCAGGAGCAGTTTACGGTGCTACAAGATTTAATTGACCGCACAGGCACTGACGCAACTGTGATGGCGGCGCACTATAAAGTGCCAGCTATCGCAATGCTTCCATCGAATTTGTTTGAAACAGCAAAGACGGCATTAGAACGGAAGGTGCAAAATGCGGGTTGATGTCGAACAGCGCAGCGAAGATTGGTATGCTGCACGATGCGGTTCGCTGGGGGCGTCACAGGTTGCTGACGCCCTATCCCGCACCAAAAGCGGATACAGCACCACCAGAACTAATTTGCGCGTCAAGCTGGCATTGGAGCGGCTGACAGGCAAACAAGCGGCTGGTTTTGTCAGTGCGGCAATGCAGCATGGCATCGACACCGAAGCTGAAGCCAAAATAGCGTATTCATTTGACCAAAACGTAACCGTTACGGAAACGGGCTTGGTCAGGCATTCAAGCATTCCGTGGACGCATTGTTCGCCAGATGGTCTTGTTGGCGACGAAGGGCTTGTCGAAATCAAGTGCCGTCAGCCAGCAGGACATCTCGAAACGCTAACGACTGGCGAAATACCATCGCAGTATGTGACGCAAATCAACTGGCAGCTTGCTTGTATGCCAGAGCGGAAGTGGGTCGATTACGTTTGTTACAACCCAGACTTTCCCGAAGACCTCAAACTTTTCATTAAAAGGCATCATCGCAATGACGAACAAATCATGGAATTGGAAAAATCTGTTTGCGAATTTCTCGCAGAAGTCGAAGCCGACCTTGCAGCCATCAACGGCATTAGAGGAAGGTCTACGGTTGGCTAAATTGTCAGCCAATAAACAAGGCCCAGAATGGAATGCACTGGCTTACCAAGCCTATGTAGAACACGCCAAACGGCATAGGTTCTTTACCACCGAAGATGTGCGTAAAGCTGCCAAAAACGTCCCTGCGGCCACCAACAACAGCGCATGGGGTTATATAGCGAAGTCAGCCAGCAAAAACGGCATAATGGTTGAGTTTGAAGTTATGCGCTCCAAAAGCCTGTCCACGCATGGTCGGCACATCATTATCTGGCAATCGACGTTGCTGCCATGATGTTACCACGCAAGATACCAAAAGAGGCCAAGCGCCAAAGTCGGTGGAAGTCGCCAGCGCATTGCAATTTTGTCAGGGGCCATGCCTGTTCCATATGCGATAGCATGACGGCAATCGAAGTTGCCCACATACGCTACGGCAGCGGCACTGGCATGGGGCAAAAGCCGCACGACTGGTTTACTGTCAGTCTATGCAAGCAATGCCATACGAACCAGCACAGCGTTGGTGAACGCACGTTCTGGGCAACGTATAACATCAACCCATTTGCACTGGCTGAAGCGTTTGCAAAGGCCAGCCCGAAAGCGGCTGAAATAGCTGCCAAGAAACGGGAATTGGGGCTATGAAAAAAAATGTGATTTTAAGGGGTGATAGGCAGCGCGAATTTGCAAAGCGTCTGATTGATGAAGCCCCCGAAAATTCAGTTGTGAAAATCAGCCCACTGACGCGCTCTGACGCCCAGAACGATAAAATGTGGGCGCTGATTGAAGATGTAATGAATGCTATGCCAGAAGGTCGGCAGCATACAAAAGACGTTTGGAAGTGCATCTTTATGAATGCGCTGGGGCATGAAACAGCCTTTGCGATGGGTCTTCAATGAAATTTTCCCAATAGGTTTTAAGTCATCTCATTTATCGGTCAGGCAAATGTCGGATTTAATTGAGGTGATATATGCTTATGGGGCCAAACATAATGTAAAATGGAGTGAAAAATATGTCTAATGTAGCAGCAGACCAATTGCGGTTGTTGATTGAGCGTATCGAACGCTTGAACGAAGAAAAGAAGGGCATCAGCGATGACATTCGTGATGTTTACAGCGAAGCCAAGGCGCATGGTTATGACACCAAAATCATTCGCGCAGTCATCCGCCTTCGAGCAATGGAAAACAATGACCGCCAAGAATATCAAGCTGTCCTTGATACATATATGACCGCCCTTGGTCTTTGAAAGGAACCATCATGTCATCATTGAATAAAGTAAGTTTGTTGGGTTCGCTTGGCGCTGACCCAGAAATAAAATCGTTTCAGAATGGTGGGCGCGTTTGCAATCTGCGGCTGGCAACATCAGAACGCTGGAAAGACAAAAGCACTGGCGAACAGAAAGAAATGACCGAATGGCACAGCGTGTCCATCTTTAGCGATGGCTTGGTCGGCGTTGCAGAACGCTATCTGACCAAAGGCAGCAAGGTCTATATCGAAGGCCAGCTAAAAACCCGCAAATGGCAGGACGCCAGCGGCAACGATAGATACAGCACAGAAATTGTGTTGAACGGGCCAAAGGCGGCGATGATTTTGCTTGGCAGCAAGGGTGAGGCAAAGCCAGATGGCGGTTCAAGTGACCCAAGCAATATGCACGGTGGCTCACATACCACTTGGGATAACGACCTTGATGACGATTTGCCGCCATTTTGAGGATTAAGCAATGACACAAATTTCAATCAAGGATGTGGTGGAACAGTGCAGGATTTATGCTTGCGATAAAAAGGTGGCGCAAATTCTGAAATGCCCTGTCAGCTTGGTCGAAGCCTGTCGGCCCATGATTTACAGTCGTGGGCAGCAGCGCATGGATTTGAGCGTTGACAAGGAAACGGGAAAGCATTGCCAAGCAACGCACCGCTACAGAACCGACACCGAAGCCATAAAAATATCGACGCAGAACCTTCTTATCAAGCAACTGGAAACGGGGCATCACTGGCTGACAAACGAAAGATTTTTTAATGTCGTTTCTAAGCTAAATCCTGAACTTGGCTTGCTATAATGCAATAAATGAAAAAAGTGGTTTACATATATATCAAGCATCTTTATAGGCAATGGACAGGGGCCAATGCCCCGCCATTTAGGGAGTTTTGATTATGACCATTCGTGAAATTATCCAATCGCAGCCATTAAGCGAAATCATCAGCGGCATTGCGTTGGCAATCGTCCTGCCCATCCTGTTTGTCGCATTGATGGTGGTGCTGCCATGAAAAAATCTCTTACAGTTGAAGAACGCCGTGAGTTTTATAAGAATGTTACTGAAACCCTGTGGGAGCGCATAAAAAGAGAAGGCTTAGATGCTGACGTAGATGTTCCACATCCCGACGATTACGATGGTGGACGCTTTGATTTTTACACAACACGGGGAATTTCAAAATGACGCACCCAAACACGACTTCTAAATTGACCATACGCACTGCTGCCCCAATCGGCTTACGGCATCGCGTCAGTCCTCAATCAGCATGGCCTTTACGAAATTCAGAGGGTTTGACCTTTGCAGAAGCCAAGCGCCGCCGTGAACAGGAGCAAAGCAAATGATAAGTGAAGAAATCACATTTTTAGATAAACTACGTTCCGCATGGCGGGTGGTTATTGATGGCGAAGGTGGTCGCTGCCCATGCTGCGATAGATGGGGCAAAGTTTACCCGCGCAGCCTTAATGAAACAATGGCACAGTCAATGATTTGGTTAGCGAAGCAAAGTGCTAATGGGGATTGGGTTGATATACCACAGCGGGGGCCACGTTGGTTGGTTAGGTCTAATCAATTGCCGACATTGCGCTGGTGGGGCTTAGTGGAACGCCTTGACACGGAAGACAAGACAAAGAAGCATTCTGGCTTTTGGAGAGCAACCGAAAAAGGCATTTTGTTTGCACAGAACCGTTTGCAAGTCCCAAAAAAAGTCTACACATACAATGCTGAAGTCGAAGGTTTCAGCGAAGAATTGGTGACAATACAAGATTGTGTCGATTTTTTTGATTACAGTTCTGTCATGGAAATAAGAGGCATGGAACAATGACCGACGAAGAAATCAGACAGACCGCACGGGAAATCTGCGCCCTGCAAGCGTGGAAAGACGATAGTGATGCGTCACAGAATTACCTTAATGGTAATTACGACCACACCATCTGGATGCGTCTGGTCGAGCAAGGCATCCACAAGGGTATCGAGATTGGGAGGTCGCTGTGACCCTGCGCCAATTCCTGCAAGATAATTTCGGCTGGGATATTTACGACTGGGCCGACGATGAGATTAGATTTTAAGGAGCAAGCAAATGGAACAAGATTTAGATTTAAAAGATAGGCTCGATGAATTTTGCGCCGATTTTAACATACCAGATGCACACTATGGCAG